GGCCAAACAATTCCCTATTTAACCCGCTGATGATGGCCCGGGGCGCTGGGCCGAAAGTTCCGGTTTCAAACCGGAACTCCGGGACGCAATGAGGCATCCCACCGGAGGATTGAGATGGATACCAAATCTAAAATCATGAAATTGCTTTCCGATTTGCAGGGCAAATTCATGGATCAGATGGTTGCTGAACATGACAAAATGAGCGATCCAGAAGCAACTATTCGCTTTTGGAAAGCCCGTGGCGCAGTCAACGCTTTGGCTGTTGCGATGGAACAAATTTCGGAGGTCAAATAATGTGGCACATCAACCGTGAGCAATATTCGATAGGCCCGTTTTTGTTCACATCAATGGGCGATCCGTCCACCCAAAGCCCGTTCAGCGATGTCGGGTGCGGGAAACTGTTGATCAATTGCCGATACGACAGCCAATTAAGCGATGACTTTGTGGCTATTCGCCCGTCTGGCAATTCGGATTTCATTGCTGTTGTTCACAAGGACAACGGCAACATGAATCGTCCTTGGTTTGATCGGCACGGGAATCCTTGGGCGAAATTGTTCGCATCGGATTCACGCATTGGTTTGCTTGGGTTGTTGGCTGTCGAAGTGTCCCGTCATTGGTTGGAAGAAGCGACTGGGTATGAGCTTCAGCATATCGCTGATGAAACATACACCAAGATTCAGGGCTGGTTTTTAGGCAAGCAGGAGGATTATTGAAATGAGCAATTTATTTGAATTGACCGCAGAATTGCAGCACATTCAGCAACTGATGCTGTCAGCTGACGGCGACGAATTGCCACAAGAATTGGTTGATTGGCTGGATGTCACGCAAGAAGGATTTGACCGCAAAGTTGAAGGGTATTGTTCTGTCATTGGCGAACTTGAAGCCGTGATGGAAGCAAGGCGCAAAGAAGCTGAAAGGCTTGATGCGTTGGCTGATTTGGCCCGCAACAAAGCGGATCGCATGAAAGTGGCATTGAAGGAGGCGATGTTGAAACTGGAAACGCCCAAGCTGGAAACGCTCAAGTACAAGGTTTGGGTTCAAGCTGCCGGTGGCAAACAGCCGATTCAGATTGAAGAAAGCGATGTGCCAGACGAGTTCAAGAAAACTCAATTGGTTACAGACAAAGATGCCATTCGCTGCGCTTTGGAAGACGGCAAACAATTGCCGTTTGCCCAATTGCTGCCCCGTGGGATGACTTTGAGGATCAAATGATGCTGCGAAAGATTCGTGAAGCGACAGCATACGATTTGAAGCGGTTTGAATATCGTGCGAGGGAATTTGCCAAGCTGCATGGTTTGGAACCAATCGTGGGATCAAACACGCCGTATGCGGATGCTGTCGAATCATTTCTTGAACGGGATTTGTTTGATGAATCCGAAGTGCTGATTGCGCTTCGGAATCGTTGGAAAGTACAGGTGACCAAAGCACTTGGTTCTTGTGCGACCGGCATCAAAGAAGGTTTTGTTGTGGAGGAAATCCAATGCGACGAACAGGTGGATTGAGAATCAGCCGGGTTCCGATGGAATCCATTTTGATTCGATACCCTGACGGGTTTGAAATTGAAACAACCGTAGGTCGGTTTGTCAAAGATTCGATGAACCTTTTTTTTGAAAGGAGGTGGCCAAACGGCGACAGCTTGATGGATCGTGTCGAATTGAAATGCGGTGAATTTGTCGAGTTGCCCGGTGAAACGGATGAGGATGAAACCATCCTTGGCCCGGAATATATCGAGCATGGCAGGTGCATTTTTCGCATCATTGCACCAAAGTCGGTGTTGATTTTGAGGACGGAATTGATTCGTCCAGAGTTGAAAAAAAGGAGCAAGACGAAGTGCCAAAAGAACGCATAACAACACGGGAGATCGCTGAAATGCTGGGAGTGTCCCGGCAAGCGATTTACAAGATGGTGATTTATCGCCGGATTCCAAAACCGGTGAGGAACAGAGGAAGGTCGGGAAATTATTGGCCAAAGACAAAAAATTTGGTTTACATTTTGAAGGCGTTGAAGTATAACAAGACTGCTGGGAATGTTTCCCAGACACGAAGTAGGAGGTCAGGTAAATGAGCAGTTTACAGGTGTCTGAAAGCACGAATGAGTTGGCTGCACGGGCCAACATGGCGCTGATTCAAGGCGATTTGTCCAAGCTGACTGAACAGGAACGCTTGGCTTATTACCACCAAGTTTGTCATTCGGTCGGGCTGAATCCCAACACGAAGCCGTTGGGGTACCTTTCATTTCAAGGCAAACTGACGCTGTACGCCACCCGCAATTGCACGGATCAGCTTCGTGCGATTCATGGCGTGAGTTTGGTCAGCCATGAAATCAAGGAGCAAAACGGGGTGCTTTTTGCTACGGTCACCATGCGTGATCGTAACGGGCGCACCGACACCGACATGGGTGCGATTCCGGTCAAGAACCTTCAAGGCGATGCGCTGGCAAACGCATGGATGAAGGTGCTGACCAAAGCGAAGCGCCGTTGCACTTTGTCATTGTGCGGGTTGTCCACCTTGGATGAAACCGAAACCGATACCATGCCCGGTGCGACGATTGTTGAACCGGCTGCTGTTCAGGTTTTGGAAGAAAAGAAGGTCGATCCGAAAGCCGAAAAGCTGGTTGAAAATGCCAAAGCCCGTGACAAGGCGCTGGCTGAATTCACCGCTTTGTTCAACCAAGCGCAAAGCAAAGGCAATTTGCCGGACGATTGGAAAACATTCGTTCGCAACCAATACGGCGTGACAACGCTGAAAGATGCCAGCATCGTCCAATTGGGGCATTTGATTGACTGGGTTTCCGGTTATGCCCATGATGATCAATCTGAGGCTGAATCCCAAGATTGATTAAACTTTGGGGCGGTTCATGGCCGATATTTGTTTTGTGCTAATTGTCATTGCGGTTTTCATTCCGATCACCAAATGGCTGGCACTAGACGAGGACTCGAAACATGAACCGCCTTTTTCTCCTCCTTCTGTTTAGCCTTGTTGTTCTTTCCGGTTGCAAGGCTTGCCAAACCGAATTGACGGTTGGTTACACACAACGGGATTGTTCAGTTCAATATTCAATACGGGGAATCCAATGAGTGATGTTCAAGATTTTCTGAATGAAATGGGTGTTCACAATTACGATCGCAACGATGCTGTTCCAATCAAAGCCGAAGAATTGCAAGACGGCGAATACATCGTGAAAATCAAATCGGCTCGTCCGAGGCGGGTCGATTCGCTGAATTGCTGGTGCTTTGACTGGGTTTACCAAATCGAAGCTGGGCCGAATGGCAAAAACGATCCCAGCGTTGGACAAAATGTTTCTTACGGCAACCTGTTGGGAACCGATGCAGCCAAAAATCGACTTGGTGTCGAATTGGAGCGCATCGGGTTTACCGGCAAGGATTTCACGGCCATTCTGAACAATGCGATTGCGAGTTTGCCTAACCGCCATGCTCGAATCAAGAAGATGACCAATTCCGCTCGTAACGGCAAGGTTTATCACAACATTTACATTCAGGAATTGGTTGACCCAAAGATTGTTCAGGAAGCAATTGAAGGGGAAATTTCCGATAACAATGACGGGATGCCATTCTGATGAACCACTTGTGTGGAACTCGCATGAACCGCTCCCGCATTCATGCGACACAAGTACAGCCGGGAGATGGAGAACGGTGGCCTTTTAGCTTGGGGTAAGATTGCAATTTAGAATGTTCTGTTGTTCACCGGCTGGCGCTCAATTCAGGTTCGATTCCTGAACGGTGAAATGGATAAAACATTGAGGGAGTTATGAGCGACAAAGATCAAACTCATTTGCTGGAGGAACTGCAAATTGCCCGTGCCGAAATTGATCGGTTGCGGGAGTCAATCCGTTGGCGTTCACGGTGGGATGATCCACCGCCAATGGCGCATGGGATATACCTTGTGATTGGTTTTAATTTTGACATGAAAAGAAGGATCTGGGTAGCTAAATTTGATGGTAAGTGGCCAGATAATTTAGCTGTCGATCATTGGCGACCAATCGGCCCGCTACCGGGAGGGGAGTGATGAGCGACCAAACACCAATAGGGAAGATTATCGGCAAGTGGCCGGGGGATGAAACGGATGAGGAGATCCAAGCGACAATGGATGCAATGGACCCGGTTAAGCAATTGCGTGAGGAGAACGCCAAGCTGCGTGAGTTGCTCCGCTGGCGCAAGTGGCCGGAGGAGAAGCCGGTGAACAGTGGGCGTTACTTAGTGCTGACAGATGGTTCAACCGACATCGGCAATCATTTGAGCTACTGGAGCAGGACGGTGGCAAGCTGGTCAACAAAAGATGCTGGCATAGCCTTCTGGCGACCCATCGGCCCGTTGCCGGGAGGGGAGTGATGAACGACTGCTGCAAACTGCATTTAAAGGAACTGCTCAAGCGACTGGATGAAAAATTCAGCCCGCTGTTTGCGACTGAAAATCAGCGAACGCCAATGACTGAAGAGCAATGGGGAATGTTTCAAGTGTTTCTATATGTGTGCCGTGCCGCTCGTTTTCTGGCGTGGGACGATAGCGTCCTCCCGCACCCGCTACCGATACAGAAAGGAACCTTTCTGCATGACGGCTCGGTAGTGACAACCTTCAACTGGAAAGGTCACTGGTGGCATGAGTACGGCAGAATCATTCGACAGGGCATATACCACCCGGAATTTAACCCGCTGCCGGGCGAAGGAGGGGAGTGATGAACGACAAAGTAACTCGAAAAACATTTCAAAAGAAAATGCGACAAGCTCGAAATGTTGGGCAACGCACCGTTTGCGAATATCCCAAATGCAGGGCAAAACCAATGCCCGGATTCCCGAATTGCATCAGCCATCATTCAAGGAAGAAAAAAATTGATTCGATTGCCGATCATTCCAGAGGAATTGGAAATAGCGCAGACGGAATCCAAAAAAATGGGAACACTCAAGGGCAGCATTCTTAACGGCGAAGGTAATGTTGCCGGGTTTCTTGGCGAATTAGCGGTGCATCGTTATTTCGGCTATTTGGATTCAAAACGGAATAACACATTTAATCACGATTTGATTTTGGGTGGATTCCGTTTTGATGTAAAAACCAAGCGGAGAACCGTGTTGCCCACGCCGGATTATTGTGGCACGATTCCCGATTACCAAAAGCAGCAAGATTGTCAGGGGTACATTTTCACTTCGGTTCAATATCAAGAAAAAATTCCAGTCAATGTCACGCTTTGTGGTTGGCTTGGAAAACCCAGTTTTTTTCGGGACGCTACTTTTTTCAAAAAAGGGGATGTCAATCCTGAAAATGGTTGGGTATGTTCTTTGGATTGTTGGTGTTTACGGTATAGGTCAATGAAAGATATTCAGTCTTTGGAGTGCGGTTTGTTGTTCAAATAATGGATCGGGGCTGAGTGTTCGGCTAAAACACCCAGCCCCAAAACTGACCTGAGTTGGAGGCCAGCGATGCAAGAATTGTATCCGCTCGATTCCTCCATTTCTACGGAGGGATCAATGATTCACACGGCTGTTACCAAAAGCAAATTCAAGAAGCTCAAACGCAGATTGGGAGTGCCCCATTATGCGGTTGTTGGCGTTTTGGAAACCATTTGGCATATCGGATCAGCCAGTTGCCAAGACGGCGCAATAGGCCGAATGAGCAATGAAGATATAGCTGCTGAAATCGAATGGGCCGGAAATCCTGACGAATTGATTCAGAGTTTGGTTGATTGTGGGTGGCTGGATTCATGCCCCGTGAATCGTTTGGTCATTCACGATTGGGCAGAACATTGCCCACGCTTTGTCAAAGGTGCGATGGCAAAACACAATAAAAAGTTTGCAATTCAGGCCCCTGCTGTAGCATCGTGCTTTGAGCAGCCTGCTATAGCACCCTGCCATAGCACCGTGCCTCCTAACCTAACCAAACCTAACCTAACCAAACCAAACCAAATTAAGACAGTTGTGTCGTGTTCCCCTGACGGGGACACGCCACCGATTTTGACCTACCCCTGCAACGGGAATCCATCAAAGTGGTTTCTGACGCAATCACAAGTGGACGAATGGATAGCACTTTATGCCGGGGTGGATGTTTTGGCCGAATGTCGAAAAGCGCTGGGGTGGCTGAATGCTCGAACGATGAAAAAAACAGCCCGTGGAATGCCCCGGTTTTTGACCAGTTGGCTTTCCCGGGCATCCGATCGACCCCGTAGCGGTTTTCAGCCACCGCAAAATTCGCTTGGCATTTTGGCCGAAAAACGGGACATCATTGGCCGAGTTGGCCAGATACCCGAAGACGATCCAATTTTGGCATCCATGCGCCGATCAATCCGACCGAACCCCGCCACCTTCGATTCTTTGCCGTCAAATTTGACGAATAGCGGTCGATCTGCCCTTGGGTTGGGGAATCAGTCAAGTTTAGAAGATCGTTCGTCTAATGCGAAAATAGACGGCAATAACGGGGAGGTGTCAAAATGAGTAATTTGCAGCACATGGTTCCGTTGTGGCAAGAAGTCCATGCCCGGTTGTTTTCAACGCCATCGGAACGGTGGTGGGAAACTTATGCAATTTGGACTCGTCTTTTTTCCGCTGAGGGCTGGAATGACGAGCAACTTGCTGACGCTGTTTACAGGGTTGCAAGGCGGGCTGTTTTGCCACAGTTTGCTCCGCAGCATTTGCAGGCGATTCATGAGGAATTGCTGGCTTCAGCCCGTGAATCACGGGAATTGAGGCGCAAGCATTTCGAGGCGCATTCCTGTTCGACTTGTGGATCGACGGGATGGGTTGTTGATTTGCCTCATTTGGATCATGTGCGTGAAAGCGTTTGGCACACCGACATGGGGGTTTATTACACCCAAGCTGTTTGTTGTTCGTGCGAGAAAGGTCAGGCAACCAAAACAGCAATTGCTGCGAGGTGGTCTAAAGAACCTATTCGTGAAGGACAATTCCCAATGGATTTGAACGAATACCTTCGGCGCAATTCCGGCTATCGGGATCAGTTGGCTGCACGGGATGAAGTTCACAAGGCCAAAAGGGAATTGGAAAAGATGAAATCGGTTTCATCGTCCAACGAAGATGTGCAGCAGAAACTTCAAGAGATCATGGCGAAGATCGGGAGAAAAGTGAAATGATTCTGTGTGAGGAAAAACGCAAACTTGTGGAAGACAATTACAGGTTTGTTCATTGGTTCATTCAGCATAAAAAACAACCAAGCCAGTTTGAATATGACGAATTGGTTGGTGAATATTCAGAATCGCTTTGCATGGCGATTGCCAGATGGAAACCTGACGGCAACAGAAAGCTGTCGAATTACATCGCTCAAGCGTTTCATTTCAAGCGTTCGGATTTGTTCTGGAACGCCAAGTCAATCAAGCGTGGTTATGGAATTAAATTTGTTCCGCTGACGCTTAAATCTTTCGGGCATGATGGCGATTGGGAATTAGAGGAATTGGGTCGAGAAGATAAAAAGTTTGAAACAATAGAGGAATTGGAGGAATTGGAACTGTCTATTTCAAAGTTGAGAAACAGGTGGAAGGGAATTGTCATTTCGCACCTTAAAGGTGAGTCATTTAAAACAATGGAGAAAAGATACAAATTGAAAAAAGAACGCATTCGACAAATATTCAATCTGGCAAAGGATGAAATTCGCAGGTCGATGTTGCAACGGGCCAGCTGAAAGGTTATGTTTGGGACGGTTTCGAAACCATACACGGAGGTTCAAATGAAAAGTTTGGTTGCATTTCTTTTGGCGGTTGCTTTTGTTCCCGCTTGCTTTGCTGGTGATACTGGCGGGTTGTTTGGCAGGCGGGCTGCTCGCCGTGCTGCGAGGGCTGAATGCGCTTCCTGCAACACGGTCACCGCTGTCAAGGAGACCCCGGCTGTGATCAAGACCGAATCCGTCTACAAGAAAGTTGGCGAAAAGGTCACCATTGTTCCCGTCGAAGCTGCTTCCAAGAAATCCAAGTAACCCCACGCCCGACACCGGGAACATTTCTCTGGAACGGGTGGTGTCGCCCGTTCCGTCTTCAGGAAAAAACCAATGCGAAATTTTATGGCTGTTGTGTTGATGGCTATTGTTTCAGGATCAACATTTGCAGGGCCATTTGGGTTATTCAGCAGACGGGGCGGTTCCAACGGAAACAATGGAGGGCAAGCTGTCCCGTCTGCTGAATTTTCATCCGCTCAAGGCGTGGCCAATCACATGGCCAGAATTTTGAGAATCGGACATTTCGGTGGAAATTCTGGTTATGAAGGCGTTGGTTGCGGTTCCACTCCGTATCAGGCCGAAATGAATTGCTGCTATCGCAATCGCTGGCAGCCAAGGGAAGTCGGATTGGCGCAAGGCGCAAACGGAATGTGGTTCGCTTGCTGCCGTTATTGATTTTGTCCGTTTGGTTCTTGAGGCGAGAATCATGAAAACGGTTGTTATGAGTCAAGAAAAACACGATCAGTTAATCGCTGAAATCGAACGACTGAAGAACGAAAATCAAATGCTCAAAAAGCAGAACGATGAACTTCAAGTCGCTTTGGATGCGTACGATCGTGAACACATTTCATGGTGAACCATGTGCGAAGAAGTGATTGTTTGGGCATGGGCCAAAAAAAAGTATCATTATGCTTTCACGGCTCATTGGTCGGTGTTTGCGATCAGAACCAATCGTGAGGTGACGCTGTCTATTGGAGATTGATTTTGCGTCACCTTTTTGCCGAATTTGATTTGCCGATTCCTCCCAGCACCAACCATATTTGGAAGGTTGGGCGTGGGAGAATGCACACTTCAAAAAAATACGCTACTTGGTTGAAAGAAGCGGATCGTGTGTTGGCTTTTCAAGAATCGAAAATTCGGCAGGTTCGTCATCCGGTCAAGGTTTTGATTGTTATCACTCCCGGCAAAGGATGGCGATCCAACAGGGATTTGGACAATTGCGCCAAACCCATTTTGGATTATTTAGTGAATCGTGGATGGATTGAAGATGATTGCGCCAAATTTGTGCGTGAAGTCACGATTCGCCTGAATGATTCGTCTGCAAGCGTGGCGTATGCTACCGTGTCAATTATTCAGTAGGAGGGCCACAAAATGCCATTTGCAAAGATCGACACGGCAACCAGCGGTGACAATACGATTGTCGCAGCGGTTCCAAACTTGAAAATTCGTGTGATTAACTACACAGCGATTGCTTCTGGTGATGTTGCCATTCGCTGGAAATCCGGGGCAAGCACGGCGCTTTCAGGCGCAATGGCTTTGACCACCAACGGTGGTGCTGCCCCAAGCGGTACGGGCCAATCTCCGTCCGGTCATATTGGTTTGGTTGAAACCGCCCCGGGTGAAGCGTTGGTACTGAACTTGTCCGCAGCGATTCAAGTTTCAGGGCACTTGGCTTACCAGTTGATCTGATATGGCGCTGCCAACAGCCAAATCTTTTTTTGGATTTCTGAAAGCCATCTTCACGGGGTATGTCCGTGGAGATGGCAATTTTCTTATTTCAGCTGGTAAAGCACTTCAGCGACTTGGCCAACGGATGGTTCGTTTGAGTCAGCCGGGGAAAGCTGGCTTTCAACCAAAAGCGCCAACGGTTACGCCGTATCAACCGCCGAAACCGGCCAAGGGAATGCCAATAAGGCCGATCGCTCCAACCGCTCCAAAACCTTACGGTGGGCCATCTGCCAGAAGACCTGTTTCAATGCCAGCAACTCCGGGAGGAATTGCGCCTGAATACACGGATGGTTTGGATGTTGGGGTTAGTTCAAGCTGGATTGCTGGCGTGAATTTTCGCCCGTTGGGCGGTAGAGCGCAAATTGTTTCCCAACCGCTTGGCAGCCGATTGGGAAGCAATGTCGGCATGAGGGATTACCTTTTTCAAAAAGGTGACCTGACGATGGTCACAAAAGGCGCAAGCAAAAATAATTCAGAAGGCAGGTATACTTATCCGAATGTTCCACGCAAAGTGATGAACGATATGCTATTTGCTCCTTCAAAAGGGCGTTTTTATTGGTGGGGATATGGTGGAAGCAAGGCATTGCGTTCTTACAGCAACCGTGCGAAAATCGGAAATCGGTTGAGGGCCAAGGGAAGGTATTTGAGAAGAAACCCGAAAAGCCCGCATAAGATCAGCAGGAAACGAGCGCAGAGGTCGCATTGATGTCTGAGCAGCAGCAACCGGCGAGTGCGCCGTATCATGCCAACCCGGATGTCGGAACAACCGATTGGTTGAATGAAGCGCATTGCGCTTATTTTGCTGGCAATTATGAACGAGCCAATGTTGCTGCAATTTTGTTTCATGCGGAATCGGTGGACGCTTTGCGACTGCTGATTATTGAAGGCGCATTGGCAAATACCGATCAACCGCAAAATGTCAGGCCATTGACGGATGATGTCGTGAAAGGAGGTTGATGTGGGAATTTACATCAGCGAAACTTTGATGCGTCAGTATTTGAACAATTCAATGGCACGGCTTAACGAAATAGTTGAACATGGCGATGTGGATCAGCAGTTGAACGCATCGACACAACTGGCCAATATTATTTTGAACATTTCCCGGCTTGAACAAGAAGAAGGCGATGATCGAGAATATTGGCAGAAATTCGATGAATTGGAAGACGAGGAAAACGAATGAAGATTCGGGATCGCATCAAGGAATTCAAGCGAGTCAAAGCAAGCGAGATTCTTCCGAATCCAAAGAACTGGAGAACGCACCCGAAAGCGCAGAAAGATGCGCTGAAAGGTTTGTTGGCAGAAATTGGTTTCGCTGGTGCTGTTCTTGCCCGTGAAACCCAGCAAGGGTTGATGCTGATCGACGGTCACCTTCGTACCGAAACAATGACAGACGCTGAAATTCCTGTTCTTGTTTTGGATGTGGATGAATCTGAAGCGGATAAAATTCTAGCAACATTTGATCCTATCAGCGCAATGGCTGAATCGGATGCTGCTGCTTTGGATGCTTTGCTTCGGGATGTTCAAACATCGAATGAAGCTGTCGCCAATATGCTGACACAAATCGCTGAAGATGCTGGCTTGATTGACAAAGAAAAAGAATCGGAAGATTTTTCCGATGTTGAAGAACAAGTGTTCAATGTTCTTGTCACTTGTAAAAACGAGGAAGAACAGGCGCAATTGTTGGAACGATTGAGTTCCGAAGGTCTTTCATGCAGAAGTTTAATATCGTAAGAAACTCAAAAATACAAAAAACAGCCCGAGTTCTTCAATTGACCGGGTTATTTGACATACCACCAACGGAGAAATCCGAATTGGTTTGGAATGTCAATTTGCCAATAGATGAATTTGATTGGCAAATTGGCTTGATTGTTGGAGCTTCGGGTTCTGGCAAATCAACTCTTGCAAAAGAAGCATTCAAAAACAGCAAATATTTGCTGGCCAATCAAGGATACGAATGGCCCAAAGACAAAGCGGTTGTCGATGGTTTTGACAGCGGAATGAGCATCAAGGAAATTACGGGAGCGTTGTCTTCGGTTGGTTTTTCAAGCCCACCCGCTTGGATGAGGCCATTTGATTGCTTGTCAACCGGGGAACAATTTCGAGCAACATTGGCACGAGCCATTATTGATCCAGCGCAAATTGTTGTGGTTGATGAATTCACAAGTGTCATAGACAGAACGGTTGCCCAAATCGGCTCAGCTGCCGTTTCAAAAGCAATAAAAAGAAACTCCACAAAAAAAATTGTGTGCGTGACTTGCCATTACGATGTTGTGGAATGGTTGTGCCCAGATTGGGTTGTTGAAATGCCAAAAGGTGAATTCACCCGGAGGACACTTCAACGGCCAAAAATCAATCTTCAAATCAAACGAGTTCATTCGTCAGCGTGGGAATTATTCAAACACCATCACTATTTGAGTTCATCGCACAATAATGCTGCCATTTGCTTTTGCGGGTTTATCAATGACAGGCCGGTGGCATTTTCATCGGTTTTGAGTTTTCCACATCCCATTTCGCCGGGTTGGCGTGAACATCGAACGGTGGTTTTGCCGGATTTTCAAGGCTTGGGCATTGGTAACAAAATGTCGGAATATGTGGCCAGTTTGATTTCAGCGACAGGAAAGCCTTTCATTTCAACTACAGCCAATCCCGCAATGGCGACCCACAGGAAACGATCCAGTAATTGGGTACAAACAAAAAAAATGAGCCTTAATTCCAATGGAAAAGGAAAAACATCAGACAAAATTTTGAACAGAACCGCTGCAAGCACACGATTTACTGCTGCCTTTAAGTATGTGGGGCCGACAAATAAAGATGACGCTTTCAAATTTGGATTGCTTTAATTTCTCGATGATTTCCAAAGATTATTAAAACCGTTCAACTTTTTTTTGAAAAAAGTCGAAAATATTGTTGTTCCGAGGTTGACCACAGTAAACCCCGCTGTTAGATTGTAAGTGTAGTCAATGACGACTACGAAAAACAAAGGACGCAGAACGATGAACACCACCAACGCTTCCAACCTGACCTTCGGCATCGAAATCGAGTGCTACATCCCCGAGCAAAACCTTCAAAACGCCGGGGTTCGCATCGGCGGGTATCACAACGGGCTTCAAGTCAATTGCTTGCCCCAAGGCTGGAACGCTCAATCCGATTCTTCGATTCGTGCGCCTCACGGCAAGCGTGGCATCGAAATCGTCTCCCCGGTCCTTATGGGTGCTGACGGCATCCGTCAGGTCGAGTTTGTTCTCCAATGGCTGCGTGACATGGGTGCTGGTTGCAACGAATCTTGTGGCATCCATGTTCATGTTGGCGCAGACGAAAACACCGCCCGCAAATTGGTTGGTCTGGTCGCCCAACACGAAAAGGCTTTGTTCGCTGCAAGTGGCAAGAAGGGCAAATCCCGATCCAACAACCACTATTGCAACGGGTTGATTCGCAACCAAAACATTCGTGACGCTCACGAATCCAACCGCTTGGTTCTCAACACCGCTGGCCAATCCCGCTACCAAACCTTGAACTTGACCAACCTGCTCAGCGGTCGCCGTCCTGCTGTCGAGTTTCGTGCTTTCGCTGCAACTTTCCGCACCGAGGTGGTTCTGGGTTACATTCGCATTTGCTTGGGCATGACCCAATTCGCAATGGCTTCCAAAAAAGGTTTCAAATTTGAATCCAAATGGATCGACAGCAACGCATCCGGCAAGACCCATATGCAGCGCCTCATGTGGAGGCTTCGCTGGGGCAAAGCGAACAGCAAAGATACCAACCGCATCAAAATCGGTCACGACTTCGGATGGATCGGTTCCGACAACTCAAACTGCCCCAAGGCTGCTGCAAAGAACTTGCTTGCTCTCGCCAAAGAATTCGATGCCGAAATGGCGATTGTTTGATTGATTTCTTACGGGGGGAGCGTGTTGCTCCCCCCATTTTTGAAGGTTGAAATTTGGAGGCTTTGATATGTGTGGAGTTTTTGGTTTTGTTTCTTCGTCCATCAATCGTTATGGGCCAAATGTCGATGCGATTTGCGATATTGCCCAATACAACGATGCGAAGCGTGGTGGTCATGCTTGGGGCGTTTCTTGGATTGATTCGCAAGGCCGGTTGAGGTCGCACAAGCAAGCGGGAAGGGTAAACCCGGTCATGTTGGCGAACATGGTCGAAGACGCTGTTGTTTTGATTGGGCACCTTCGGTTCACGACACAAGGCAGCGAGTTGGTTAATGCCAACAACCATCCTCATCCATGCGATGGCGGGTGGATGGTTCATAACGGCGTGTTGCCGGAATATTCGGAAATCCGTGACTCGTTTTCCACCGAACCGCTTTCCGATTGCGATTCGGAAATGTTGGCGATCGCTTGGACGGATGCACCATCCGACAACCCGACCAAACGGGCTGAATGGATGCTCAAAACTTGCCAACCCAGCCGATATTTTCCGCTTGCTGTCCTTGGCCTTTGGAAAGATCGACTTGTTGCGATTCGTCAGGGCAACCCGCTGTGCGTTTACAATAATACGGATGGGTATTATCTCAGTTCTTTGTCGGTTCCCGGCATTAAAGGCATTGGTGAGTCCAAGCCGATTTCCGATGAATCGGTCACGGTTTGGAGCAAAGGCAAAAACGGCTGGAAGCGATCGTTCAGCAAGATGGAAAAACGGGTTGATGTCACTCGACCGGTTCAGCGCCAAATGTTTCAACCGTCCAAGTCTTTGCCGTGGTAAAAGTTTGCCCGTCAAATTCCCAAGGTTCGGTGCAGGTTGAGCATTGAAGCACCAGATAGAATTTGCCAGATTTAGTTTCAATATCCCCGGACTCAACCCCGGGGTTTCCGCATTTATCACAAATGGAGGTTGTCATGCCGTCGATTCCCAATCCGATTGTCGGCCCATTATCAGCAAGCGAAGTGAAGCGAATACGGGCCAAACTCAATTTATCCCAGCGTGACATGGCCCGCCATCTGGGTTATCCTACTGGGCAGATGATTTCCCATTGGGAATCGGGCAGAAAACCCTGCATAGGCGCAGCTGCCCAAATTTTGCGTTTATACGATAGATCTGATGGTCAGGCGATGAGATGGGCATTTATTGGTTAATGACCCGCTAATGACCAAATGGCACACAGGAAAAGGGGGACTGAATGAATGGAGTAAAGGCAAATGCGGATCGAATCGCACAAGCCCTGAAAGCCAGCATGGGCAACATTTCTTTGACTGCTCGATCCTTGAAGTGCGAACGGGGCTGGTTGTCAAGAAAAATCCACAAGACCCCGATGCTCAAAGCGATTTTGGATGACCAGCGGGAAGGCAGCATCGACAATGCCGAATCCGCTTTGAATCGTGCCGTTGTTCAGGGCGAAGGTTGGGCGGTTTGCTTTTTACTCAAAACCATCGGTCGATCCCGTGGCTATTCCGAACGCTGGGAAATGGAGGAATTGAGAAAAGAGTTGGAGGCTTTCAAAAATGAACTGTATGGAAGAATTGATCGAACTAAGAAATCTAAAGGCAAGATACTACCAAGCGGAAAATCAAACTCCTGACTGCCCGGTTGAATATGCCGAAGCCCGTGGATGGTTGTTGACGGATCAGCAAAAGCAAATTCTTCGGGCGTTGGTCACGCCACCTTATTCGGTATTGGTTCGTGCTGCTCACAATGTGGGGAAAACATTCATTACCGCTGTCGCTTGCAGCTGGTTTTATGATCGTTATGATCCTTCCATTTGCCTTGCAACCGCTCCGGTTGCTCGTCAGGTGAAAGACCTTTTGTTTCGTGAATTGAGGCGCATAAAGCACGACGATCCAAATTTTTTACCGAAAGCAACACGGCTGGAATCTTCGCCAGATCATTGGGTGCATGGATTCACCGCATCTAAAGGCGATGCGTTTCAAGGGGCGCATATGCCCAACATTATGATTGTGTTCGACGAAGCTGCTGGTGTGGATGTTTCGTTTTGGGATCGTGCTGAAACGATGGTTGAGCTTGGAAGGCCGGGGCATTATTTTCTGGCGATTTACAATCCTTATGATCAATCGTGCCCAGCGTACCTTGCGGAGCAATCGGGCAAGCACACGGTCATTGAAATGAGTGCGCTTGAACATCCCAATGTGAAGCGTGGGGAAGAAGTCATTCCCGGCGCAATCACACGGGCAACCGTGTCAGCACGGGTTTACAACGAATGCCGACGAATTGAAGCGGATGAGCAATTGCCACCCACAGCATTTTTGTGGGAAGGAAAATATTACGAAGCGGAATCACCGCTGTTTGAAACACAGATTCTGGGCCGTTGGCCATCCCGCTCTGTCGCTTCGGTTTGGTCGGATCGTGCGCTTGAATTTATTCAACAACCGATACCGCTCAACCCGGAATGGCTTGTTCAAATCGGTTGCGACCCAGCCCGGTTTGGCGATGATCGAACAGCGATTGCGATACGCAAAGGAATGTGCATTATCCACATGGAATCGCATCGAGGTTGGAGCTTGAATCAAACAGCGGATCGGCTCAAAGAATTGTGCATCCAGTATCAAACTAAAGGCCAACCAGCCAAACAAATTCCCGTGTTGATTGACGCTGCCGGTTTAGGTGCTGGCTTGGTTGATATGCGAGGCAAAGCGACAGACCGTTACAATTTTGTAGAAATCAATTCAGCATTCAAATCGAGATGGGAGGGCGATTTTCCAAACCTTCGTTCCGAACTTTGGTTCTCGTCCGCTGATTTGGCAGACGCTGAAAGTTTGTCGATTGCCATGCTGCCCGACGATATTAAACAGGCGCTTTTGTTGGAATTAAGGCAACCCATTTTTACATTGGATACGCTACAAAGGCGAATGGTTGAAGCGAAAGCCATGACCAAACGAAGGCTAAAAGCCAGTCCCGATCTGGCTGATGCGTTTAATTTGGCGTGTTTGCTAAGAAACAACGAAGGTTGGACGGAACAGGTGACCGGGCGTATCTGATCATTTATTCCGGTAGGGGGACATTATGAACGGCAAAAGCGCATCCGGGCCAAAAAAAGTTCATGAGACAATGGACCTGTATGCGTCCTTGCCTTATTTCCCGTATTTGGACACCCGTGACCTTTTTGCCGAAGCAGGCCCATACGGCTTCATGGACGGTGTCCCGCAGCAGTATTTGACCCGCCGGGATAACCGGATGGCGGGTGAATTGTTGCCGTTGTACATCAACTGGTGGCAACTCAAAATCATTCGAGATCGTTCCCGGCAGATTGCTCGAAACAATGAATTCGCCATCGCTGCAATCAACGCCCATCGCAATTATGTTGTGGGAACCGGGTTCACTTACGCTGTTCAAGCACGAACGGACGGATCAAGCAACGAATTGATTAAGCGAACTCAGGATTTGGTTGATTTGTTTGTTGAACACAACCGCATGGCTGAACTGGAAAGCGAAGTCATTTATCGGTTGCATTCGGATGGTGAATGTTTTCTTCGTTCGTTCAAAGGCGAAGATGGATTGCTTCGTGTGCGATTCGTTGAACCTGAATTGGTTCGTCCACCAGCTGATGACACAACGCCAGCCAGTTCATTTGGCATCAAATGCGCTGACGAGGATATTCACCATGTTGTCGGCTATTGGATCATAGAAAAGCCGTGGGAAAACCTGACCCCAACGCTGGTTCCGGCTGATCAGATTTTGCATTTGAAATTGAACAGCGAATCCAACAGCAAGCGTGGTTTGCCCACTATTTACGCTGTTGAATCAAACCTTCGGGCTGCTGAGGATGTGTTGCAGTCGATGATTGCCGTTGCGAAAGCACGAAGCAAAATTGCGGTGATCAGAAAGGTGAATGATTCACCGCCCGAAGCGATCAACGCATTGACTCAAACGGCTGCTGATTACACGGTGACTGACCCGGTTCAGGGTCGGGCAACCACCATCAATCACATGGGCTATGGCTCCATTCTGACCAGCACGGGAAATGTCGAATACGATTTCCCGGCCATGAACATCGGCGCTGCTGATTTGGTGGAAACGCTTTCGGCTAATCTTCGGGCCATCGCTGCCCGATTTGGTATCACCGAAACGATGATGTCCACAGACGCATCAAACAACAATTACGCCAGCGCCCTTGTGGCTGAAGCGCCAGCGGTCAAAACTTTTGAGCGTATGCAGCGCATGATTGGGCAAGCTGTCGGTGAAAGGCGCACCCGTCCTGAACGAGCGTTGATTTGGCAACAAATTACACACGCTGTGAACATTGGTATGCTTCCCCGGGATGTTCTGGATCAAGTGGTCATCCGTGCCAAAGGTCCGCAATTGGTTGCACGGGATTACGATCGAGAAGCACAAACAGCAAAAACTTACATGGATATGGGCTTGTGGTCACCGCAAACCATTACGGCTGAATCGGGCAAGAATTTTGAGGAAGAACAGCGGAATATTGCCAAAGCAAAAGAAGAAATGGCGAGTCGTGATTTTGAATTGAGTCAAAAATACAAAAAGCCGAATGACGAACAGCAAACAGAATTGCCCGAATCTATTCAGGAAATTGATGGCGTTGATGAAGCATTAACACCAGACGAATTAGCGCAATTCAACGCCATTCTTGCTAAAATGCCCAAGCGTAGCAGCGCAGCGCAAAAAGAAAAAGCTGCACAAAAACGAGCGATTGATCGGTTGAAGAAGTCCGGCGATCAATTCAGGTCGATCATCAAAAACGCTGAACGAATGATTGCCAACGCTCCAAAAGGCGTTGAGCCAACCGAGGCACGATCCATATTGGCAAACGCCAAATCCAATCTGGCCGGGATCGAAGCGGAATTGAAAAAACTGCAAGCCAAAGAAACACAAGAAGCTAGTGACAAACTTTCTGAAAAGATTAAACTCTTGATGGATGAGGGATATGAACAAAAACAAGCGGTTGCTATCGCCTTGAGTATGCAGCGAAGGGGCGAACTGTAAGGAATCCATGTCGGTAACCGATGCCGAAATCCTGAAGTATTCGCCTTTGGTGCATTCGTTCGCACGAAGGTTTGTTGGCAAATTCCGGCGCAAAAGTTCGTATCAAGATTTGGTTCAAGCGGGTTGGTTGGGGATGCTCAAAGGATTGAAGAACTACGATCCTTCCCGTGGAATTACGCTGGGAGCATATTCACGGGCATGGATTTGGGGTTCGATGTACCGGGAAGTTCATGGGCGAAAAAAGAAAGCATTTGAAATTGAAATTGGTCTGCCACCCAAGCTGTATTCCAATGATCGTCCTTTGACAGACTTAAATGACGCAATAGGAACGCTGTCGCCTGCCGAAGCTGAATTCATACAGATGATCTGGATCGACGGTGAAACAGCGGAATCAGCGTGTGCCCGTATGGGCATGATTTTTGTGGAACCGCAAGAGGTTTTAAGGCAAGCAAGGGAATCTTTAAGGGAGGTGGTCAATTACTATTATGATGAGCCAGACGAAGACGATTCATGAGCGGGCGTTTGCCCTCCCGAAGGGCGAAGCAACCACCGACAACCCGGTTGTGCCGGGGGTGAAGGTTCTTGGTATTGAATCCAAGAATGGACGGCGTTACCCGCTTGAAGTGATGAAGAATGCGCTTGAGAAGTACGAAGGCGCAATTGTGAATATCGACCATCCTGCCGGATCGGAACCACGCTCGTATGAAGACCGTTTCGGTAGGTTGACCAATGCCAGAATGGAATCGGATGGCATTTACGCTGATTTGGCGTACAACCCAAAACACCCGTTGGCTGAAGGTTTTCAATGGTGGGTCAAGAACGATCCCAAAGCCATCGGCCTGTCGCACAATGCTCAAGCCAAAACCAAAATGAATGAGCAAGACGGTGTCGAAGAAATTGAAGAAATCGTAGCGGTTGATTCCGTTGATCTTGTGGCTGAACCAGCTACGACTGCTGGTTTGATGGAATGCGTGATGAAAGCCGGTCGTGTCGAAGAATCTGAAACGCCAATCACTTTGGCCAACAAATACGAATACATCAATTGGCAACTTGAACAAGCTCATAAGACGATTCGTTCTTCAGCTGCAACTTTTTTGCCTGTTTTAGAAGGTTCTGAACGAAATGATTTTATGAATTTTGTTAAGCGTGAAGTGTTTGATACTCATTTGCCAACCGCTCACAAATTGATAGCCAGCGGTGTCGCTCAACTTAAAAAAGCAGGCAATAAAAAGCCTGAATCTGTTCAATTGCAATCTAAAAAAATTGAAGGGAAAAGCAGCGACATTGGTCATGCTATGGATGAAATGAATGACGCTGAGAATTCTCTTAACAAGGCGTTGCAAGAAATTAGGAAATTAAATTCTTCTTTGAAAGAATCGCCTGTCGAAACTTTCAAAAAAGCAGAACAAGAGATTGTGAAATCGCTTGGTGGAATAAAAAAAGTTGTAAACGAATGGTACAAAGAAACATTGAAAGATTTGAAGTGGAACGAATCCGCAAAGGAAAATCGCATGAATGTGATGGAAGCTGGCATTGATTCCAAAAATTTAGATCAATTGAAGAAAACTATAAACGATTTTGGCAACGAAAGTTTTTCTTTTGTTGTTGTTTTGAATAAAGCAAATAGATCATTGGGGTCTATTTCTTTTGGATCAAATCAAGAATTAGCGAAATTAAGTTATTCTGCAATTGAAAGCATTAAAGCTGCCGAATCTTCTTTAATGGATGCTGTTAAAAAAGCAAAAAAGGCTTTGGAGGCTGCTTCAAGAATAAGTGGAAAAGAATCCAAGCCAGCTAAAAAGCTCAATGTTGCTGAGGCTCCAATGACACCAAAGCAAAAGAGTATTGCTGATAAAAAAGCTGCAATTGCCAAAGCTTATGCAAAGCAAGGCGTTGTCACCATGCGAGCAATCGACAAGAACGAATATCCTCCAATTCCGGGGATGGAAGGGCCGTTTCAATACAGGAACGGGCAAATTCTTTATTACGATCCCAAGGAAGGAAAATATTACGATCGCAAAACGGATATGTATCAATCCCGTGCGCCTGAATCTGTTCAAAGAAAGGTTGCTGAATCCAAACGGCGCAAAGCCATTCGGCGCAAACTGGTTGCTGAAGCGTTGAAGGAAATTTTTTCTGTAAAGAAAGGGGTTTGATTGTGAAGGAAGAAGACAAGGTTATTCCTAAACCTGTTCCCCGTTTGGAGGATGATGGCATGGATGGTGGATACGAGGATTCGTTGAAAGACAACATCGGTGACATCGTCATGGACGATTCACTTGGTGCTGAAGAAAAAGTTGCCAAGTTGCTTGCTCTTGTCGGCGGTGAAGCTGACGAGGAAGTGGACGGTGGCGAAGACAAGCCGATGGACGAGGCCGAAGATGTGGCGCTCGAAATTGGCGATGAGGAAAAGGAAGAAGCCGAGGATGAAAAGGAGCCTCTGAAAACTGAGGAATCCATTCGTCGGCGCAAAGACCCAGCGATTGCCAAATTGCTGGAAGAAGTCGATGCGTACCGTGCCCGTGATCGTCGTGAAAAGCTGATGGGCGAAGCTCGTAAATTGTGCGAATCTGCTAGTCTGCCTAAGTACGCCATCACCGATGCGTTCCTTGGGATTCTCAGCGAAACCGACAAAAAGAGTTGGAAGACCTTGGTCGAAGACCGTCGCCGGGTGATCTTCCGTGGGGAGCAACCTGTTTCGGCAGTTGCATCCAATGGTGATTTGACGGTCGATTCTCTGGTCAAGGCACTTCGGTCCTAACACGAAAGGGTAGGGTGATTTCAATGCCTGTTTCTCAATACCAGTACGGTGGAACGAACCCCACGATTGCGACTGTCGCAACCGCTAAAGCTGTTGCTGTTGGCGATCTGTGCGGTATGTCTTCGGGCACTCTGGTGAAAGCCAGCGACACGACTTGGAACACCGATTTGGCTACAACCCAATCGGATTTCCGTGCGTTGTTTCTTGGCGTTTCTGGCCAGCAGAAAGATGCCAATCTCGCCCGTGTTTTTGGCAACGCAACGGACAATGTGATCCGCATTGATGCGGGTGGCATTTTCACTTTTGATTGCGCCAGCGCCACTTTTGAAGTGGGCGATTTTGTCGGGCCTGCCAAACAGACCGGCAACGCTCTGGAAGATCAAAAAGTGGTCAAAGTTTCCACCGAAGCAACCGCCATCGGCAGGGTTGTCGAGCGTGGCACTTCCATCACCCGGGTCAAGATTCAGATTCTGTCTGTTCTGAATCCCACCGCTCGTCAGTCCTAACACACACAACACAAGGAGGTTTTGAGAGATGATTGAGTATAAGCTGAAGCAAGTTTGTGAGCAGAACGGTGTGGCAGCTACTGTCAACACCTTGAAGGAAGCGTTTGCCGAAAAGAAAATCACCGCTGGTGACTTTTCGCTGCGCCGGATGGCCGAAGCGTTCATCGGTCACCAATGGCAATCGGTTCTTGAGAATCGGTTGAGCCGAGTTCAGGAGTCCAGCGAAGCGGTTTCCGCATCGTTGTTCACCGCCATCACCGGCCAATTGCTGGTGAATGAAATCAAAGAAAAGTACCAGCTGGCCAGCTTCATTGGCGATCAGTTGGCTACCACCATTCCGGTGACCAACGGCAACCTTGGAACTCAAAAAGTTCCTTACCTGTCCGATGTGCGTGACATTGGCGAAAAGCTTGAGGAAGGCGAACCCTATCCTCAAACTCAATTCGCTGGTCAGTACATCACTTACCCCGGCGTTGAAAAGCACGGGCGCATCTGTGCGGTGAGCATGGAGGCGATTTACAGCGACCTGACCACCCAGATTCTGGATTCGGCCCGGTCGGTTGGCACTTACCTTGCTCTGACGAAGGAGTACAAAATCCTTCAGGTCGTGCTGGGTGTGACCAACAACCACAGCTGGAACGGAACCAGCTACAACACCTACCTCACCAGCGGTGCGTGGATCAACAGGATCACCACCTTCAGCTTGACGGATTGGACATCGGTCAACAGCCTTGAACAGCTGTTTGTCAACATGGTCGATCCCGTCACCGGCTACCCCATTTTGGTGGAGCCGAAGCAAATGCTGGTGATGCCTGCCACGAAGTACCAAGCTCGTAGCATCATCAACGCTACCGAAGTTCGTCGCAACAATCCGGGTTATGCCACCAGCGGTGCGCCGATCCAGAATGTCAGCGATAACCCGCTGGATCGTGATTACCAGATCATGACCAGCCCCCATGCTCTGAAGGCGCTGACCGATAGCGGTGTGACCGCTGCGAATGCCAACCTTAGGGTGTATTTGGGCGATTTCAAGAAGGCGTTCGTCTGGCGTGAAGCGAAGCCTTTGACCGTGGTCGAAGCGCCCCCTTTGAACCCGCTGGAGTTCAATCAGGATATAGCCTTGGCTGTCAAAGCCAGCTGGATGGGTGTCGCTGGTGTCCGTGATCCCCGCTATGTGGTTCTTGGATCGGAGTAATTTGAATGGCTAGACCCCGCAAAGAGTCTGGCCCTGACCTGATTCAGCCGGTGACGAGTGAACAACTCGCACCGGCTGTTCCGGCAGAATCCCAGACGCTCATGGCGAGTGAAAAAAGGATTTGGACAATCGGTTTGGAATCGCTGCCGAATATGGAAATTGAGGCAGAATCCCAAGCTGAAGCGATCAAGTCCTACAATGACGCAATGGGCATCATCGCAACGGAACACGCTTACAGGGTATCCTAATGGCGCTTGCTGATGACATTGCTGCAATTGCAACTCAACGCACAAATTTGATGAATGCGTTGACTGCGGATTCGATTAGCCCCCAACCGAGCTATTCGGTTGGGGGTCAGTCGGTTTCACGCTCTGAATGGCGTGAATCGCTTTTGAGGCAGATTCAAGAATTGAATAAGCTGTCGCAGATTTTGAATCCTGTCGAAATACGGGCGCAAATCTACTGAGGTTTGAATCATGCCCACCATCGACATTTCCGGCGATTTCATGGCGTTTGACAACACGCAAACTGTCACGCTGATGAATCCCGATGGAACAGGTGGCACGGTTGATTACGCTTTACAACAGGGCGTTGATACGGTTCTGAGCGACATGGGTGACGGTACGCTTGGGTATCGCACTTTTTGCGTGTGGAACCTTTGGCGTTCCCCAGTTCGTGCAGCTAATGCGATTGTGGCCCAATCTAATCCGCAAGCCCTTTTGGCATGGAACACAACAACCAGCGTGGATGGTTCCCGGGAAATTATCTGGAGAGCGTTGGTTCCGCAGCTGAACGGATACATATCAGATATATCAGGAACCAAGTGGTATATTTCAGCCGTGAACATTGATGTTTGGGGCAACAAATACCAGCTTGAATGTGAAGCTCAAGCCGGTACTGCCGTGGAAGAAGTGGATTTGCCTCCCCCATGAGTGTTTATTTTGACATTCTGAACGCATTGAAAACACGGGTTGAATCCGCTGTTTCCACTAATGCGACTGTGGCGCTTCGCAAGCGTCCCGTGATGCTGTCAGGCGATCCGTTTCCAATGGTGGTTATTTCGCCCAGCGAAGATGGCGAAATCATTGAACAAGAAACATTCAACAAAAATGTGACTTACATCTACCCCGTTGTGGTTGTGATGTACCTTGTCGGTGATCGCAACCAAGACCTTGCGGTTGAGGGTTATTTGTCGTTGAGGCAAACCATACGCAATGCGATTTATCAGCCGTTGCTTGGTGGTGCTGGAACTGTTTACGATACCCAGTTAAATTCAGGTGGGCCATTTATTCAGGTAGAGAACCGATCAACAGTTGAATTGACAACATTCCGTTGCAGCTTCCTCAGTCTTGAGCAGAGGGTTAACTGATGGCGATCAATCATTCAATCGGTATTGTTTTCAGCAATTCCGGTGGCCCGAATCAGCAGTTCACTTCGACTCAAACAGCTGACGGGTCATCCGCTGCCGAAGTGGTTATTGCTCCCGGCGCAAGCGCATTTTCGGTGATCTTTCCGATTGATGCCAGTCAGGTTAAGTCTATCGTCATGTGGGCTGACGCTGCCATGACGGTGCTGACCAAAAACAGCGGTGGAAGCACGGTAAACACTTTTGCGCTGGTCGCAAACAAACCGTTGATCTGGCAAGACGGATTCCCAACCAGCAACCCGATCACAGGCGATTGCGCCACGCTTGCGGTGAGCAGCACCCCGGGCGGTAATTTGAATATTTATGTGCTTGAGGATGTGTAACAAATGGCACTAGATTTCGCCAACATTGGGATTTCCGCTGCATGGCAACAGCGGAAAACCAATACGGGTTATCAAGACACCGTGCAAGGCCCAGATGGGCTTTCGCTCAACGCTTCGTTGACTGTTGGCGCAGCAGCAGCAAACAGCATTTATGTCGCTCAAGGAACGCTTGCAGCATCCGCATCGACAACGATTGATTTGTTTTCATTCACGGATCAACTTGGCCAAGCGGTTTCGATGGTTCGTGTGTATTCAATCGTGGTGAAAACGGCTGACGCTGCATTGAAGCTTGAACCGGGTGCAAGCAACCCGTTGGTTTGGTTCTTTGGTGGAACAACCCCGAGTATCACCATCCCGTCAAATGGTGGTTTTGGTTTCACTCAGCCAACGGCTGCAACTGTGAGTTCAACTGTTCGCAACATTAAACTTACAAACACAGGCGCAGTAACTCTGACCTACAACATCGCAATCATTGGAGGACCGTGATATGCCTTTCTATGCCGGTAAAAACGCCAGCATCGTCATTGGGGCTGTTTCGTACCCGATGGATACTTGGACGCTTGACGATACTTGCGAAGAAATTGATGTGACCAACTTCACTTCGGGTGGAGTTCGTCAGCTGATCGCAGGAATTACGGCAGGAACCATGTCAGCGTCCGGCCCTTACACGGGACTCACCCCAACCGCTGGGTTGACAGGGACTATTATTTTCGATGTTGGTGGTGGAGGTGGAACGGCAACCCGAACCATTCTTTTGACCAGCGTGAAGAAAAATACCGCTGTCAAGGATAAAGCCACTTTGGAAATTTCAGGCTCCATCACCGCTTGATCGGGGGCTTGAATGTCTGCCCCGTTAATTGCTTTATACGGCAGAAACGCTCGCCTCATCTACGGCGCAACGCTGGAGCTTGAGGCGGATTCTTTTTCGTTGACTGTCGATGCGCCAACGGTTGATACCACAAACATTTCAATTTATGGCGGTCAAATAGATTGGCCTTATGATCAAGTTCGCTTGAATCCGCTTGTGCCGTTGATGGCATCCATTCCCGGTGACAAAAGAAGGTTCATGGAATTCGGTACCCCGGGGCAAGTCACCTTTGGTGGTGTTCGTCGTGGCAAAGTTTCTCTGACAGGAATCTGCACCGTTCAAGCCTCAACGCCCCATGTTGGAAATTATGTGCGAATCCTTTTGAGTCATTCAGCCATTTACGGGACAGCTGGCGTTGTCACCGTGCCAGCTATTGTTTCGCAATTCACGATAGAACAGAATGTTCGTGGTTATATGCGGTGGAGTTGTTCTGCCGATACGCAAGGTGATTTCGACATCACGCAAACTTGACAATAGAGTTTCAAAATGACAATGCGGACAGTTTCCGAAACAATCGGAACACAGGCAAAAGGAATTATTTTTACTGCCAAGGACGGCAACACGCACCGAGTCAAACCGCTAAATCTTGCGCTAATGGGCCAGTTTGAAAAGTGGCTGGAATCCCGTGCCTTGAAAGCGGTGATTCAGCACAAGGACACTTTGGGCACATCTTTTCAAGAAGCCATTTCAGCGGTTTCATCTGACATCATCGCTGGCCGTTATGCGTTTGGTGGCCCCGATTGTCAGCGGGCGCTTCAATCCGTTCCCGGCATGATTGCTTTGACTTGTTTAATGCTGGACATTGATGAAATTCGAGCCAAATATTTAATTCAAAACGAAGCCGAAGCACTCAAGATTGTCATGGATCAAGTGATTCTTGAATCCATGCCGAGGACGGAGGGAAACGGGGAAACGGGGAAGGTGGAAACGACATAGTGCCACATTGGCCACAGATGATAGCAACGCTTGTAGATGAGCCGTATTTGCTTTCAATGGAACAAGTTGCTGATCTGACCCCAAGGCAAATTTTGGGCATTTATTTCAGAAAGCGGGATGACAAAGGAAACGCAATCCCGTTGCCATACGCATGGGATGACGGTGAAGCGGATAGGCAGCAAGCTGTTCGATTTTGGGTGGCTCAAGGCAAAACAGAAGAAGAAGCGAGGGAGATGATTTATGGCAGCCGGTGACGCAGCGATGATGCAGCTGGCGCAAACATTTTCCAACCTCGCTCAAAGTGCGGTTGTCGGATCAACTGCGCTTTCCAAATTAGGGGCAGCAGCTTCTAAAGTTGGTTCTAAATTTTTGACTATGGAAAACGCTTTTGGCAAATTGGCCACAACCGTTGCCATGCTGTCAGGGAGTGTTATTGCTGTAACCGCTTCGCTGGCCAAAGCTCCGTTTGCAATTTTTGAAGGAGTTGGAGACGCTTTCGGCAGCATTATTGCTGTCGCTGAGAAATTTGCCGGAGCGTTAAATCCGGCGATCGTCGAACAACTTCAATTGGCGTTTGATGATTTGTTTGCCGTGATTGGCAGGCTGTTTGTTCCCGTCATGGCTGCTGTTGTTCCGGTGGTTCGCACTTTTGCGGATGCGATGGTTCCGGTCGTTCAAGCATTGATGCCAACATTCAAATTGTTAGCCGATGCCATTCTGAATATCGCTGGGCCGGTCATCGCCATTTTCTCGGGATTGCTGAACGCTCTTGCACCGCAATTTCAACTTTTAGCAGGCTGGTTGGGAACACTTGCAACGGTCATTGGCCAAGGTTTGTTCAAATACATTGATGCGCTTGTTCCGTTGTTTTCAGCGTTGATGGATGTTGTCGGAATGTTGATGCCACCAATCACCGATTTGGTTGGCGCTATGTTTGCGTTGGCCGTTCCGTTGATGCAAATCATTGTTCCGCTTTTGATCCCTGCGCTGAAATTGCTTGCTGCGGTTGTTGCCAAAGTGGTGAGCGTGTTCGCTTGGCTCATTGGCAAAGCTGCTGAAGGCTTGCGAATGATCGCACCAACGCAAACCGGCCCCGGTCTAAAAGTTCCCGGCATTCAGCGTGACGCATCCCGTGGTGCTGCTGCTAATTGAGCATCGTTTGTCGGGTTTGCTGAATTTGGAAAACAGTTGATGGAAGCAAGTTTTGGATCATCGGTGAACACGCCTGAATTCAAAACCGCTGAAAACACGGCGAAAATGGCTGAAGGCATTCAGACGCTGGTTCGTCAGGGCGAAAATCAAGCTCCAGCAATTCAAGTCGGTCAAGCCGGAAGGGGTAAATTCTAATGGCTGCTGGAACGCTTTATACAAAATTTTGGGAATCCATTGATGCTGTCAGTCCATCCGTTGCTTCGTTTGGCATGGATGGCGGTACCGCTTCGATGGATTTTATTGTTGTTCGGAATGGTTTGGATTCTTTCTTAACTGAAATTTTGGGCAAAGCGGTTATTCAAAAAACGGATGACAACGGCAATCTGACCGGACGATTGATCAGAACAATTCCGCTTGCTCATCCCGAATACAACTGGCTTTATGCCAGCAAAATTGATCGTGTGGTTGGCATTGGTGCGTCTGGCGCAAATGAAGCCGAAGTAAGCATTGTCAGTTTGACCGATCAGCTTGAACGCAATTTGCCCAGCTTTTATGTTCGTTATGAAAAGTATCGTGTGACGGTTACTTTTGAATCCAGACCGTATTTGCTGATTAACGACACGCAGATGGCTCCTTATTGGAACAATGTCAGCTATTACAGCCCAGATGGTGGTGGCAAAAATTACAGGGACTACGCAGAATATTTGCGCTATACCCGGATCAAATACGAACCGAATGCTCAACTGCTTCCGCGCCATAACG